GCAGCCACTTCAGGCTCAGCAGTCGCCAGCATTTCGATGTTTTCAACGATGCAGCCGCAGCCGTAATCTTCAACCACGTAATCGTCATTGATAGATTCGTAGTTTTCTACGCGGTCACGCTTCGGGTTTTCTTCAATGTGGCGGCGGTGCGTTTCGTCCTGCCAGTAAATAGAAAGGTTATCCAGACGGGTGACAAAGAAGGCATTGGCAGGGAAGCCCGGCACACGAACGGCGGGTAAATTGCCGATGCGTTTCTGGCTGATGATCAAATCTGCCGCCATTGATTCGGTATTAGCCTGCGTTTGATTGACCAGCGGGAAATACTTGTCAGCCAGCAGCTGACGCCCGCAGATAACAACCAGTTCAATGTCGTCCTGATACACCGGATCGATCAGGCTGTTCACTACGTCCATCACCGCCGCGTCGAGGTTGGCATAAACACCGCCTTTCCCGATTTTCACCGGCAGCGCGGAGATTGTGCCGTCGTCATTCAGCTTGCTACCCAACACGCGCTTAGCGGCGTTGCGGCGATATTTCTGCATCCAGCCCTCACCCACGTCTTGCAACAGCGGGTATTTCAGACGGTTAGAGGTCGGCGCGCGGGTAAAGCCATTGAAGCCGATCAGAATGCGGTCAAGCGCCTGACGCTGAATAATGGCGTCACGTAATTTCGTTTGGAAATCGTTGTAACGCGCCCACAGGTCGAGCTTGTTGTAAGGCCAGTGGAAATCGTAGTTAGTCTGCTGGCAGAAATAACCTTCGGCATCCAACGCGGTGAAATCCGCAGTCTCGCGCACGTCGCCGCCACTGGTATTTGTGGTGCTGGCGATAGTGCTGGATACGCCAACGCCGATTTTTTCGCCCTTCATTTCATCAACAGGAATGATGTTGATACGCTTGAGGAATTCCGAGGACTCCTGAACGCGCGTCATCAGGCGCTGCGTTACAGATGGCTCAACGCTGAATTTCTTGTTCAGCTCATCGGACTGAATACCGTTGAGCTTCGCGAGCTGCGTCATAAACGCATTAAATTTAAAGCGGGTTGTTTTACGCATTTCTTTTCCTATTACAAAGGATCATTAATCTGAGAATGACGGCGCTTAGCAGTCGGTCACGGTGTCTTCCGGGTTGTTGCTGCCGCCGCTGGCCGGAGGGCGCTGCGTGAACGTCGAAGGCTGGGATTTTTCCAGCTTGTCTTTCAGCGCGCTGAATTCTTCACTGTCTTTCGCCGTGGATTTTTCCAGCGCGTCGAGACGTTTAGTCAGGGTGTTTTCCACCTTAGTCAGCCTGACGTCCTGACTTTCCAGCCCTTTCTGGACGTGATCGGCCACTTCGGTCACGGCGTCGTGAACCTCTGTAAAACGGGCGTCATCACTGGCTTGTTTACGGGAGAAGGTTTGTTTAATGCGGTCAACCAGAGAGGGACGTGATTCGATTTCTTCAAATTCGATCAGCGTTTCTTCGGCGGCTGTAAACAGGTTTTCAGCAGATTGTTTTCGGTGCGCCAGCGGGTTCTGCTGAGCCTTCGCGCTGAATTGCAGGTATTCGGTGCCGAGGCTGGCCGGGCTGTCGGTCACAGCCAAACCAATCAGATAGGCTTCTTCGGTATCGGAGAATTTCGGATTAACTTCGATTGAGGTGTAAACCTTTTGACGTGCCTTCGTCATGGCGACCAGTTCAGGCGTCGGATCGATATCAGCGTAGAGGGCCAATTTTCCCGCCAGTGCGCCTTCGGTAATTTCTTCGGCATAACACGCCTTTACATCACCAAACATGCGGAAAGTGCTGTCAGCCGAATAGCCTTTGATGTGCTCCATGTTAATGCGAGCACCGTAAACCTGCGGATCGTAATTTGCCGCCATTTGCGAAATCCATTCGCGAGAAATGGTGCGCCCGTCAGTGGTCGCCCCTTCTACGCAGATGCGAAAACGCTTTGCTTTTGTTGCCATCTTTCTGACTCCGGTGGTGTGGATGTTTCGAGATAGCTAGTTTCCCGAGAGCAGCGCCACGCAGCCAGCGGGCGCGGGTTGATGCTCGATGGCACAACGTGGACCGCGCGAAGATTGGCAGGCCAGTCGGTAACGTGACGGCATGATCACTACAAACAGCACCATACTCAGCGACCCACGACGACAGGCGGCACTGCTTTACTGGCAGGGTTTTTCTGTGCGCCAGATTGGGGAAATGCTGAACCAGAAAACGCCCACCGTGCAGAGCTGGAAAACACGCGATAAATGGGAGGACATTGCCCCTATCTCTCGCGTTGAAGCCAGCATGGAAGCGCGGCTGATCCAGCTCGTACTAAAAGACGTCAAAGGGGGAAGTGATTACAAAGAAATCGACCTGTTAGGCCGACAGATTGAACGACTGGCGCGGGTTAACCGCTACAGCATGACAGGCAGCGAAGCCGACCTGAATCCGAACGTCGCCAACCGCAACAAAGGGGACCGCAAAGCGCCGGAGAAGAACGTTTTCAGTGATGAATCTATCGGAAAACTCGGCGATATTTTCATGGGTGAGTCCTTCGAATATCAAAGGGGATGGCACCGCGCCGGGATGCAGCACCGGATCCGCAACATCCTCAAATCGCGCCAGATTGGCGCAACGTTCTATTTCGCCCGCGAAGCGCTGATCGACGCGCTGACTACCGGGCGTAATCAGATATTCCTGTCAGCCAGTAAGGCGCAGGCGCATGTCTTCAAAAACTACATTATCGACTTTGCCCGACAGGTGGATGTGGACCTGAAAGGCGATCCGATTGTGCTACCGAACGGCGCACGGCTAATTTTCCTCGGCACCAACGTTCGCACCGCGCAGAGCTATACCGGCAATCTGTACTTAGACGAATATTTCTGGATACCGAAGTTTCAGGAGCTGCGCAAAGTGGCGTCGGGCATGTCGTTGCATAAGAAATGGCGCAGCACCTACTTTTCTACCCCGTCGAGTCTGGCACACAGCGCCTATCCGTTCTGGTCCGGGGAGCTGTTCAACAAGGGACGCCGCAGCAAATCAGACCGGGTTGAAATCGACCTGTCACATAGCCATCTGGCGAAAGGCGCGCTATGCGCCGACGGGCAGTGGCGGCAGATTGTCACGGTTGAAGATGCGCTGACCGGCGGCTGCAACCTGTTCGACCTCGATCAGCTTTCGCTGGAATACAGCCCGGCGGAATACGACAACCTGCTGATGTGCGAATTTGTTGATGATAAAGCGTCGGTATTCCCGTTCGCCGAGTTGCAGGGCTGCATGGTGGACAGTCTCGACGAGTGGGAGGATTTCGATCCGTATCTTATTCGCCCATTTGGGTATCGCCCCGTCTGGATTGGTTACGACCCATCGCACACAGGCGACAGCGCCGGTTGTGTGGTACTGGCACCGCCAGCAGAACCGGGCGGCAAATTCCGCATTCTGGAGCGCCACCAGTGGAAAGGCATGGACTTTGCTGCACAGGCGAAAAGCATTGAAGACCTGACGAAACGCTACGTTGTGGAATACATCGGGATTGATGCCACCGGTATCGGTCAGGGCGTTTTCCAACTGGTTCAACAGTTCTTCCCGGCGGCGCGAGAAATTCGGTACACACCTGAGGTCAAGACCGCGATGGTGCTGAAAGCGAAAAACACGATTTCATCTGGCCGACTGGAGTACGACACCGGCCACACCGATATCACCGCCAGCTTTATGGCGATCCGCAAGACCATGACCGCCAGCGGCAACCGCTCAACCTACGAGGCCAGCCGCAGCGAAGAAGCCAGCCATGCCGACGTCGCGTGGGCCACCATGCACGCCCTGTTAAATGAACCGCTTACCGCAGCCAACGGCGGACAGAGCAGCAATATTCTGGAGTTTTATTAAATATGAGTAAGCGCAAATTCCGAAAGCCAGCACCCGCCGCCGCGCCAGCACAGCAAGCCGGTGCACAAGCGTTCAGCTTTGGCGAGCCGACACCCGTTTTAGACCGCCGGGAAATACTGGATTACATCGAGAGCACCGGTAACGGGCGATGGTATGAACCGCCAATCAGCTTCGAAGGTCTGGCACGCAGTGCGCGGGCGGCTGTTCACCACAGTTCGCCTATGTACGTGAAGCGAAACATTTTGGCTTCAACGTACATCGGCCACCCATTACTTTCTCAGCAGGAGTTCAGCCGCTTCGCGCTGGACTATATTATTTTCGGCAATTCGTTTTTGGAGCAGATCCCGAACCAATTAGGCGAACCGGTGCGCCTTGCATGCAGCCCGGCAAAATACACGCGGCGCGGGGTTGAGCAGGATAAATACTGGTTTGTGCAAGACTGGAAAGAAGCCCACGAATTTACGTCCGGTAGCGTGTTTCACCTCATTGAACCGGATATCAATCAGGAGCTGTACGGCCTGCCGGAATACCTCAGCGCGCTCAACTCGGCATGGCTCAATGAGTCCGCAACGCTGTTTCGCCGCAAGTATTACCAGAACGGCGCGCACGCTGGCTACATCATGTATATGACCGATGCAGCCCAAAGCAGCAGCGACATTGAGCAGATGCGCAAAGCGATGCGGGACACGAAAGGACTGGGGAATTTCCGCAATCTGTTTATGTATGCACCCAACGGGAAGAAGGACGGGATCCAGATTATCCCGCTGTCAGAAGTGGCGACGAAAGATGATTTCTTTAACATCAAGAAAGCGACACGCGACGACCTGTTAAGCGCGCACCGCGTTCCGCCGCAGATGATGGGGATTATTCCAGACAATGCCGGGGGCTTTGGTGACGTACAGAAGGCGGCGCAGGTGTTTGTCAGGAATGAACTAACGCCGTTACAGGAAAGAATGAAGGAGCTGAATGACTGGATCGGTAAAGAGGTCATCCGGTTCAAACCTTACGAACTTTCAGCAGAATAACCTCCGCCCTATCAATGGCCTCCCATCACGGAGGCCAAAGCTCACCCCATCAGACCGCAGCAGCGCGATTCTAAACGCCCCACCCAACAAACACACCCGAACTCAACAAACCGCAGAAAGCAGCCCAGCGGGCCGCAGGCTGCGCCATTTCCTGCGCTAAACGCTGCTCTGCGCGCAATGTTACCCGCCTGCCCGCTGTGACTTTATCGATCGGTTTTAATGCACTAGCTCGATCCGCCGAAAGCCCAGCCTTAGCGGGCTTTGCGGCGTAACGCGATCCTTTTGGATCATGCAATAGCATGCGGGCTATGCATGCACATGCCCTATTTCGGTTTATTGTAGTTTTCCGTTGGTATTCTCAGTGGAAAACATCAGGTTTTTTAATAAGGACATCATCAGAAGAAGTTAGCTGTTGGATGGCTTCACTTGCCATTTCTGCAATAAAAACAATCGCTACTTCTCTCTCATTTTGACGACACTCAACGCATGACGATAACTTAGCAACCAAAGCAATACGTTCCAATAATTTCGCTGTATGTAACACATTCATCAACAACAACCCTCCCAATAGATACTGTTCATACGTACAGTACTATAAGTTATTACAAAATAATTTCCATATTTTTCTGTAAGTTATTCATTTAGGGTTATTCACTACCTGCAGATTTCTCACGTCAGACCCTGCCATACAATGTATTCTGTCAATGAAAACTCAATGGAAGGTCTCGAGGCGAAAAACGCCCAAAAGAGACTAAATGAAGGTAACCGTTCATAAAAAAGCCTGACTGCATTAATCTAATGCCGATCGTTTAAGAGTACTTGAACGATCCTGCCAGTAAGAGACAATCCGGGAACAGCCTTCTGTTCCCGGATTTTTTATGTCTGAAGATGACATGGATTTTGTTGTTGATGCTTTCT